TGACAGTGTCAGAGCAGCGCAGCAGGCAAAAAATGGCGCGAACTCAAGCCCACACGGTGTGCGAGGCCATGGCCTAGCCGACCCCACCGGTAGCCACCCCCGTCGCTAGGTTTAGGAGTCCCAGCAATCCTCTATACATCCTAATCCACACAAATCACCCCACATTCCTCCAATGTTCGTACCCCACCCCCCTTCATATAGAAAACCCCCCCTTGATGGAACCTTAAGATTCCTTTATATAACGACTATTACTTGGGTTGAGGCCCATGCAGACACTCGTTCCATACATCGAAGACAACGTTCCGCTTCCCGCTAACGCGGCTGAAGCGTTGCCGGAGTTGACTCCGGCTGAAGAACTGAGCATGCGGGTACGTACTATAAAACTCGTATCCGATCTGACAGGCCAGCCCATCATCCCGACTGACGAAGAAAAGGATGCTGCCGAGGAAATGGCTAGAAAAATGATGGAAGACCCTGATGCACGGCCTGAATATGCCCTGCACTCGGACGAATTTACTGCGTATTTATCGGGTCTGGTCTACCGTTCTAACGGTGCCATCGTCAAAGAATTGTCTGATCTAAAGAACTACGTCATAAACAAACTTGTTTATGAGATAGAACACACTAAAGACAACAAACTTAAGATGCAGGCCGTCGCAAAACTAGGCGAAATTGACGGCGTGGACGCTTTCAAACGGCGTACTGAGACTACTCATTTAGTAAAACCGATTGAAGAAGTTGAAAAAGAACTTCTTCAGGTGCTGGAAGGCATCGAGTACAGCGTAGTTGACGATAATAATGGCGATATAAACCCCGAAGACTACCTGCTACCTGATGAAACTGCCCCAACTAACTCCTGAAAAACTCAAAGCGTTGCGTATGGCGCTGCCAACGATGCCCGATGAGCAGAAACGGCGCACGTTGGAGTTGCTAAGGACGTATCAGGCTGAGCGTACCCGTGCCGTTGGCAAGGATTCCTTCTTGGATTTCATCGCTCACGTGTATCCCGGCTACAAAGTAGGGCCGCACCACCGGAAATTAGCGGGAATTTTCGAGGATATCGCTGCGGGTAAGCGAAAAAGGGTCATCGTCAACATCGCTCCGCGTCATGGCAAGAGCGAAATGATCAGTTACCTCGCTCCTGCGTGGTTTTTGGGCAAATATCCGCATAAAAAGGTCATCATGGCCTCTCACACTGCCGATTTGGCAGTTAATTTCGGTCGGAGGGTTCGCAATCTTGTGGGGTCAGACCTTTATCACGACATTTTCCCGACTGTGGAACTTCAAGCAGATAGTAAAAGTGCTTCTCGTTGGGGTACTAACTTTAATGGCGAGTATTTTGCTATTGGTGTTGGTGGTGCTCTGGCCGGTCGCGGCGCTGATCTATTCATTATTGATGACCCTCATTCTGAGCAGGAAGCAAAACAAGGCCGAGCCGACGTTTTCGAGCCAGCATGGGAGTGGTTCCAGTCAGGCCCAGTCCAAAGGTTGATGCCGGGCGGTGCGATCATCGTGGTGATGACCCGTTGGTCAAAGATGGATTTGACCGGCAAGATTACCGACCACATGATCAAAAATGAGGACGCCGATCAGTGGGAAGTAGTCGAGTTTCCAGCCATTTTGAACGATAGACCGCTATGGCCTGACTTCTGGACACTAGAAGAACTCCTTGCCAAAAAGGCCAGCATGGATGTGCGCTATTGGCAGGCACAGTACATGCAGCAGCCGACCTCGGAGGAGGGGGCGCTCATCAAGCGGGAGTGGTGGCAGGTGTGGGAGAAGGAAGACCCGCCGCCGTGTGAGCACCTGATAATGAGCCTTGATGCGGCACAGGAGAAAACTAACCGCTCCGACTTTAACGCCCTGACTACGTGGGGTGTCTTCTTCAACGAGGAGACTAAGAACTATAACCTGATCCTGCTCAATGCCATCAAGGAGCGCCTTGAGTTCCCTGAGTTAAAGGCGTTGGTGCTGGAGCAGTACAAGGAGTGGAACCCCGACTCGTTTATCGTGGAGAAAAAGTCCAACGGGGCGGCGCTATACCAAGAGATGCGCCGGATGGGCGTGCCGCTTAGCGAGTTCACCCCGTCCAAGGGACAAGACAAGATCAGCAGAGTAAATGCTGTGTCAGACCTGTTTGCTGCGGGTATAGTCTGGGTGCCTGATAGGCGCTGGGCTTGGGAGGTGGTTGAAGAGTGCAACGACTTCCCGTCTGGCACGAACGACGACTTGGTGGACTCGACCACGTTGGCTCTTTTGCGTTTCCGTCAGGGTGGCTTTATACGCCTGCCCACTGACGAGCCAGAACCGATGAAGTGGTTTAAGAGCCGCAAGAATGCGTCAGCGCGATACTACTAGGAGAATCTAAATGGCTGTCGATAAAAGTTTGATGCAGGCTCCGCAGGGTTTAGAAGCACTTGCTCCCCCTGAGCCGATTGAGATCATGATCGAAGACCCAGAGAGCGTGGCTATCGGCGTTGATGGCATGGTCGTTGAGATGGTCAAGTCCGAGCCTCGCGCCGAAGACTTTGACGCCAATCTCGCTGACTTCATGAGCGAGGGCGAACTAGGCTCCCTTGCTGGCGAATTGATCGGGCAGTACGAGCAGGACTTAGCCTCGCGCAAGGACTGGCTGGATACCTACGTCAAAGGCTTAAAGATTCTGGGTATCCGGTACGAGGAGCGTACTGAGCCTTGGCCCGGTGCCTGTGGTGTATACCACCCGCTCTTGATGGAGTCAGCCGTCAAGTTCCAGTCCGAGACCATCATGGAGACCTTCCCTGCCGCAGGGCCGGTCAAAGCCAAGATCGTTGGTAAGGAGACTCCAGAGAAGAAAGACTCGGCTGTGCGTGTCGCTGATGACATGAACTACCAATTGACCGAGGTGATGAAGGAATACCGCCCAGAGCATGAGCGCATGTTGCTGAGTTTGGCTCTGTCAGGTAACGCGTTCAAGAAGGTCTACTTTGACCCATCGCTTGATCGGCAGACAGCGATCTATATCCCGGCGGAAGATATTGTAGTTCCGTATGGCGCGGCGAATCTTGAGACCGCAGACCGTGTTACGCATCGCATGCGTAAGACCAAGAACGAACTGATCAGACTGCAGTACGCAGGCTTCTATCGCGATGTTGACCTTGGCGATCCGATTCGCACGATGGACGAGGTAGAGAAGCAGAAGGCAGAGGATCAAGGCTTCTCAGCCAGCATGGATGATCGGTTCCAGTTGCTTGAGATGCACGTGAACATCGACCTACCGGGGTATCCCGATGTCGATAAGGACAACAATGAGACAGGCATCGCACTACCCTACGTGGTGACGATTGAGAAGGGGACGGGGACAGTTCTGGCGATACGCCGCAACTGGCAAGAAGATGACAAACTCAAATCAAAGCGGCAGCACTTTGTCCATTACGGATATATCCCCGGCTTTGGCTTTTATTATTTCGGACTTATCCACCTTATCGGCGGGCACTCCAAAGCGGCAACCTCCCTGCTTCGCCAACTTATCGACGCAGGAACTCTTAGCAACCTTCCGGGTGGTCTCAAATCACGTGGTCTCCGTATCAAGGGAGACGACACCCCCATCGCCCCCGGCGAGTGGCGAGACGTAGACGTACCTTCGGGTGCGGTACGCGACAACATCCTGCCGCTGCCGTACAAGGAGCCGAGCCAGACCCTTGCCATGCTCATGGACAAGGTGGTCGAGGATGGCCGTCGCTTCGCTGCGGTGTCGGATCTCAAGATCTCCGATATGTCGAACCAAGCGCCGGTAGGTACTACCCTAGCCATCCTAGAGCGCGTTTTGAAGGTAATGTCGGCGGTGCAGGCTCGCGTGTATTACGCGATGAAGCAGGAGTTCAAACTTCTCGCTGCCATTATCCGTGACAACACCCCGGATGAGTATTCGTACGAACCGGAAGTCGGTAGCCGTAAGGCTAAGAAGTCTGACTACGACGATGTGGATGTTATCCCGGTCTCAGACCCGAACGCGGCAACGATGTCGCAGAAGGTCGTGCAGTACCAAGCCGTTATGCAGTTGGCTCAAGGAGCGCCGCAGTTATACAACCTGCCGTATTTGCACCGGCAGATGATTGAGGTTCTAGGCGTTCGTAACGCCGACAAGATTGTCCCGATGCCGGATGATCAAAAGCCCCGCGATCCTGTAACTGAAAACATGGACGCAATGATGGGCAAGCCGCTCAAGGCGTTTATTTACCAAGACCACGAGGCCCATATTCAGGTTCACATGGCGCTTGGGCAAGACCCCAAAATGGCGGCTGTCATTGGGCAGAATCCGATGGCGCAGCAGATTACTGCATCGCTTCAGGCGCATATTATGGAGCACATAGCCTATCAATATCGTCGGGATATTGAGAAACAACTTGGTGTGGCGCTTCCTCCGCTGCCGCAAGACGACAACGAGCAGTACGATTTGCAGCCTGAACTTGAGGTTCAAATCGCTCAGGTTAGCGCCCTTGCCGCTGCACGACTTCTTCAGAAGGATCAGGCTGAAGCACAGGCTCAGCAGATGGCGCAGCAGGCACAAGATCCGCTCATGCAGTTGCAGCAGATGGACCTCCAGATCAAGCAGATGCAGGCCCAGACCAAGCAGATGCAGGTGCAGATGGAGATGCAGGCTAAGCAGAAAGAACTCCAACTTAAAGAACAGCAGATTCTTATGGACGCTGCTGCTAAGGAAGATGAACTTCGGTTGCGCGAAGCGGAGATCTCTGGTCGTCAGCAACTTGATGCAGCACGGCTTGGTGCGGATATTGAGAAGCACAAGGCGCAAGAATCGAATCGGATGGAGACTGAAGGAGTCCGACTTGGCGTTGATATCGCCAAGGCTAAAGATCAGGCACAACAGCGTCGGATGGCGCCGCCAAAAAGGAGTGAGTAATGGGTTATTCAAACGCTCTGGAGTACCTTGAAACTAAACTCAAGGAGGAGCGCACATCGATCGTGGAAAATCTGATTCAGGGCAAACTTGATGAAGGTGAGTACAAAAGACTCTGCGGGGTATTACAAGGTCTTGATCTCGCAGTAATCCACATTAAAGACCTTGCAAAAAGGATGGAGGAAGAGTGAGCAGTATCAACGTAGAGAAAACTCAGGAAGAGGCCGCTAAGGCCAAACTCCTGCCAGAGCCGAAAGGCTATCGGCTGCTTTGTGCAGTCCCGCATGTAGAGGAAGAGTTTGAGGGCGGCATTATCAAGGCTGACAACACCATTCGTGCCGAGGAGCAGACAACCGTTGTCCTGTTCGTCGTCAAGATGGGTGACCTTTGCTATGCAGACAAGGAACGTTTCCCCACCGGCCCATGGTGCAAGGAAGGCGACTTTGTTCTAACCCGTCCGTACTCGGGCACCCGCGTGGTCATCCACGGTAGGGAGTTCCGCATCATTAACGACGACACGGTAGAAGCGGTGGTTCAAGACCCCCGTGGAATCCGTCGCGCATAGGAGTAAACCATGGCTATTGAGCGAGAAGAGTTTAAATTTCCTGACGAACAGGAGGCTGAAGTTAAAGCGGCTCCTGAACCTGAATTTGAGGTCAAGATTGAAGACGACACCCCTGAAGAAGATCGGGGCCGTAAACCACTGTCTAAACGTACAGTAGAGGAACTTGAAAACGAGGATTTGGATGAGTATTCGGAGAAGGTAAAAAAGCGCCTCTCCCAGATGAAACGTGTTTGGCACGACGAGCGCCGGGAAAAAGAACGGGCTTTACGTGAACGTGAGGAAGCCTTGCGTTTCGCCCAAATGCGGGATCAGGAGGCAAAACAACTTCGGGAACGCTTAGGTCAGAATGAGCAGGCGTTTATTAAGGAAGCCCAGAAGTATGCCAATTTTGACCTTAGTTCGGCTAAAGAACGCTTAAAGCAGGCTTATGAAGCCGGGGATTCGGAAAAGATTGCTGAAGCCCAAGAACTTCTTACAGACGCTAAACTTAAAATCCAGACTATCTCTCGTGTAAAACCTTCTTTACAACAGAACGAAGGTAGAGTAGAACAGGCACAACAGGCTCAGGTGCCCCAAGAGTTTTCTCAGCCAAAGGTAGACCCTAAAGCGAAATCTTGGCAAGAGAAAAATACTTGGTTTGGTGAGGACGAGGAAATGACCGCCCTTGCCCTTGGCCTGCATGAAAAACTGGTCCG